AAACAATTAAAACCCGCAAGATTTAATTGGATTGTAGATGATACAAATACTTTACAAGATGGATTTTTAGCACATGAAGTATCAAGTATAGTTCCAGAAGCAATAACAGGAACAAAAGATGCAACAGAAACAAAAACAAAAGTAGTTGTAAGTTCAACAGGAGTTGTTATTGAAGAAGGAATAGAACAATCTGATTGGACACAAGGTAAAACAGATGGACAATATCCTTCTAATTCTACTTGGGAAGCCAGTAAAACAGTAGGAATTTATCAACAAATTGACCAAGCTAAATTAGTTCCATTATTGGTAAAAACAGTACAGGAACTTGAAGCACGAATTAAAACGTTGGAGGATGCATAATGGCAAGTGAAATAAAAGTAGATACTATATCAGAAAAAACATCCGCAGGTGGTGTCACGATTGATAGTGTTGTTCTTAAAGATAATAAAGTAGATGTAAATGGAACAGCAGGTGGTATTATACTTGATGCTGATGCTGATACACATATTGGTGCAAATACTGATGATGTAATTGTATTTACTAGTTCTGGTACAGGACAAGTAACTTTATCCGATGGTGCATTTTCTCCTGTAACAGATAACGATGTAGATTTAGGTACAAACTCTTTAGAATTTAAAGATGGATACTTTGATGGAACAGTATATGCTGATGCTATTAATTTTAATGGTACAGCTATAAGTGCAACAGCAGCAGAATTAAACTATTCAGATTTAGCAACATTAGGAACAACAGCAGCATCTAAAGTGTTTACAGCAGATGCTAACAATTTAACAAAAATAACAGGTGGTGTATATTTAGAAGAAGCAACATTAACATTTGATGCGACACAAGATTGGGATGTTAGAGCATCTCCAGTTGCAAAAGTAACATTAACAAATAATGTAACCTTTGATGCACCTACAAATCCAACAACAGGACAATATATTTCTATTGTTTGTATTCAAGATGGAACAGGAAGTAGAACTATAGCATGGAATGCTGTATTTGAATTTAAAGATGATACAGCCCCAACGGCTACTACTACAGCTAATAAAGGTGATATGTTTACTTTTAGGTACAATGGAAGTAAATGGCTTGAAGTTGGAAGAAACCTTAACTTAACATTATCATAGGAGTAATATGTTTGCATTAGTAGAAAGTGGTTCAATCACACAAATGCCAAAAGGGAATAAAGGTATTCAAATTGGTGATGTAAAATATCCTGCGGCAATCTATACTTTATGGACAGAAGCAGAAAGAAACGCAATAGGTATCTATACAGTAGAAATAGATACAACAAATAAAAAAGATGAAGAGTGGTATATTAATACTAATATTACTTATGCATTTTCTGGTGGTAAAGTAAAAGGTACTTATGGTTCAGCTACAGCTAAAGCTATTGCTGATACTCTATGGACACAACAAGATAAAGATGATGGACTATTAGGAGATAGAAGTATTGGTGATTTAAAAACAAAAGGATTAAAAACACTTAAAAAAGAAATGATAGACAATCAATGTGCAGGATTACTTGCACCTTCTGATTGGAGAGTAGTAAAAGCGACTGAAACGGGAGGAACAATGGATAGTGGTTGGAAGACTTGGAGAGCAAGTGTGAGAACTAAATGTAACTCTATGCAAACACAAATAGATAATGCTAGTGATGTTGATGCGTTAGCCGCTTTATTTACTTATACAGAAAAAGATGGAGTAATATCAAGACCACTAGGTGAATTTCCAGAAAAGGAGTAACACATGGCTTTTTTAATAGGTGGAGCTAATACGGAATCAGCCGCTTACGAAATAGAAAATTCACTTAGATTTAATGATGGTGATAGCCCTAGATTAAATAGAACAACATCAACCGCAACAAATGATGATATGGCTACTTTATCTGCTTGGGTAAAACGTTCAACAAATGATGCTAATCAAACTTTAATAGGTTGGAACTCTGGTAATGGAGCACAAGGATATTTAAGGGTATTTAATAGTGGTAATAATCTTCAATTATATAATCAAACAGCAAGTGAAACAGCTACAAGTATTATTACAAATGCGAAATTTAGAGATATTAGTGCTTGGTATCATGTAGTTGTAAAATGGGATGCGGCTCAAGGTACAGATACTAATAGAGTAAAATTGTATGTTAATGGAGTAGAACAAACTTTAGGAACAGCAAATTACCCTCCACAAAATACAGCTTTAGCATTTAATGTTGGCAGTAGAGATATTTTTATAGGTTGTTGGAATAACAGTAGTGAATTTCAAGATGGTTATGTATCTGAATTTGCTTTTATTGATGGACAAGCGTTAGCACCAACTAGTTTTGCTGAAACAGATGATAATGGTGTTTGGATTCCAAAAGAATTTAAAGATGATGTTACATTTGGTAATAATGGATTTTATTTAGAATTTAAACAAACAGGAACAAGTGCTAATTCAAGTGGCATAGGTGCGGATACAAGTGGTAATGATAATCATTGGACACCAACTAACCTAGCCGCAATAGACATTACAACAGATACACCTACAAATAATTTTGCTACATTAAACCCTTTAAATATTAGATTAGGTATAGGAACGACTTTTAGTGATGGTAATTTACAAGTTCAAACTGGGTCATCTGGGTCTTCAACAGCAGGTGCTTTTTCAACAATAGCAGGTTTAAAAAATGGTAAGTGGTATGCAGAATTTAAACCAACTGTTGTAGGAACAAATGCTACTATGAGATTTGGTATTGAAGATACAGATTTTCATGCGGCTGATGGTTTATGTAATGTAGCGGCAAGTGCTTGGGCTTCTAATGGAAACAAAGGTAGAAATGCAACTGATACATCTCATGGTGACTCATATGATGATAATGATATAATTGGAGTAGCTGTAGATTTAGATAATGGAGCAATTTATTTTTCTAAAAATGGAACTTGGCAAAATTCAAGTGACCCAGAAAGTGGTTCTAGTAAAACAGGTGCGGCTTATACAGATATATTAACAATCTTACCGACAGGAGGATATATGTTTGCATTTAATTTAGTACATAATAACAGTCAAGTAGAAACTGTACAAGCAAACTTTGGCAATCCTATTTTTAGTATATCAAGTGGTAACTCAGATGCAAATGGATATGGTAATTTTGAATATGCAGTACCTAGTGGGTATTATGCTCTATGTACCAAGAACCTAGCGGAGTATGGATAATGGCTTATACAACAATAGATGATGGTTCAGCATATTTTCAAGTAACAACTTGGACAGGTGATGGTTCTTCTCCCAGAACTATAACAAATGGTGGCAACTCTGATTTACAACCAGATTTAATTTGGCATAAAAATAGAAGTGACTCTGGCAGGTCACATTATATACACGATAGTTCAAGAGGTTTTGGTGCTCATCATGAATTAGTACCCAATTCTGATACTACCGAAAATAGTGATAGTCATTTAACTAATAATCATGGATATATTGCGTCAGCGTCAACAGATAGTTTTGTTTTAGGTGCGGGTGCTACTAATGACAATTATACAAATAACAATACAGCAACTTATGTAGCATGGCAATGGAAAGCTAATGGTGGAACAACTACAACAAATGATGCTTCATCAACAGGCGTAGGCGGATTAGATTCTGTATATCAAGCTAACACAACAGCAGGATTTTCTATTGTTACTTATACAGGTAGTGGTAGTAACACTACAGTTGCACATGGATTAGGTAATGTACCAGAAGTTATTATATTTAAAAAAAGAACTGATGATACAGAAGATTGGTTAGTTTATCATCACACTCAAGGTAATGCATCGGCAGGTAAACTTAATACTAATGCGGCTTGGGAAACTGGTTCTAATTCTTTATTTGATGCTACAACACCAACATCAAGTGTATTTAGTATTAAAACAAATTCAAAAGTTAATGACAGTTCAGATACTTATGTTGCTTATTGTTTTTCTGACGTACAAGGCTACAGTAAATTTGGTGGTTATGAAGGTAATGGTAATGTAGATGGAAGATTTGTTTACTTAGGATTTAAACCTGCTCTTATAATAGTAAGAGCAACTGATACAGATAACTGGAGAATGTATGACCATAAAAGAGCAAATCCTTATAATGTAATTAATGTAAGATTAACTGCTGATACAAATAATGTTGAAAGTCAAGATGATAATGAATGTGATTTTTTAAGTAATGGTGTTAAATTTCGTTCAAGTAGTGGGGGTGTTAATTCAAATGGACAAGCATATACCTACATGGCATGGGCAGAACACCCATTTGTATCATCAAAAGGCATACCAGTAACAGCGAGATAATGGCTAAAAAAATAGGAAACGAATATTTTACACCAGTAAGAAAAAGAACAAGTATAGGTAATTCATCAAGGAGCAAACCTAAAAATAAACATAAATTAAAATCATGGAAAAAATATAACAGGCAAGGATAATAATGGCTACAACACCGACAATAGAAGAAAGAAATGAACCAATATTAAAAAAGACATTGGCTCAAACTGGGGTAGGGATTGACCCTGCAACAGGACAGCCATCTATGAATCTAAATCCAACTGCTTTACCATCTGGAACAGAATTAACACATACTCCTGCAGTTGCAACATCAGATACATTAGAAACAACTACGGGAAAAACCTTAGGAACTAGTACACCTATTACAGGATACCAAGTTCCAACTACAGGTTTAGATGTTACTACTCCTACTGCGGCCGCACCGGGTTCCTATACAGCAACTACAGTTTCAAATTCTGTATCAGATGCAAACGCACAATTAGGAAGTTTATCACAAGGAGCTTTAACAGCACCTCAAGGAACTGTAAGTCAACAGGCATTAGCTAGTGCCGCACAAGGAACATCAGCACAGGCTACAACTCCAACAAGAGTTTTATCTGCATCAGAACAAGTTAGTGCGGCAAAATTATCAGATGTAGGAGGTTATCAAGGTGCTACTGCACAAACAATGGATACTCCTCAAGAGGCAACTGTACAATATCAATTAAAACAATTAATGTCTCAATTTGATAATGGTGCAATACCTGCTTTTGCATCGGGTGCAATACAACACGCTAATGCGACAATGTTAGCAAGAGGTTTAGGTGCATCTAGTATGGCAGGACAAGCCATACTCCATGCGGCAATGGAAACAGCAACAGCAGTGGCTGTACAAGATGCAAAAACTATTTCCCAATTTAATCTACAAAATTTATCTAACAAACAACAAACAGCATTAATGAATGCACAATTACGTGCAACATTAACTGGTCAAGAATTAACAAATGAACAACAAACTCGTGTATTAAATGCGGCTAAAGTTTCTGAAGTTAATAATTTAAATTTTACTGCTGAACAAACAGTAGCATTAGAAAATGCAAAACTAATGCAAGGAATGAAACTTGCTAATTTAAATTCGTCACAACAAGCGGCCTTACAAAATGCGGCAACACTTGCATCAATGGATACAAAAAATTTAGATGCAAGATTAACTGCGGCTGTACAAAACGCTAAAGATTTTTTATCAATTGATATGGCTAATTTAAATAACAAACAACAAACCGAAGTTATTAACAAACAAGCAAAGAATCAAGCATTACTAACAGATGTAGCGTCACAAAATGCATCTAAACAATTTAATGCTACAAGTCAAAATCAAGTAGACCAATATTATAAAACATTAGCATCACAAATTGATATAGCAAATAAAAATAGAACATCGGCAATGCAACAATTTAATGTTGACCAAGCAAATGCATTAGCTAAATTTGCAAAACAAGTAGAAGATAGTAGGGATAAATTTAATGCTGAAATGGCGGCACAGATTGACCAATCAAATGTAACATGGAGACGTGCTATTAATACTACAAATACAGCAGAACAAAATAGAATTAATCAACAAAATGCACAAGCATTATTAGATTTAAGTGTAACTGCACAAAACAGATTGTGGAATAGATATAGAGATGAAGCAGAATGGTTTGTAAATATAACAGAAGCTCGTGAGGCAAGAGCACATCAAGCCGCACTAACAGCACAACAAAATAATTTTAGCATGGATATGTATAATGATAAAGCTAAAGATTCTTTTTGGATGACAATTGGTGGTGCAATATTTGATGTTATTAATGAATAGGAAAGGGTAATATGTCAAAGTTAACAGATTTTTTAGATGGGGATATTTTTGATACAATAATTAAAATTGGTTCAAAAGCATTCGGTAGTGGTGGTGGTGGTAGTGATGAACCATCAAAAGGTTTTGCTACTAGACATTCTGCACAGACAAGTTTTCCTATGCCTGATGCACCGAGAGGAACTTATGGATATATAACGGGAACACCTTATCAATTAAACGCATCAAGACAAGCAATGACACAATTAGAAAGATTAATGGAAGTTAGAAATATGTCTATGCAAACAGGTGTAGATGCATTAGCAAATAAATTTGTGAGAGAAGCAATTAATTCTACTAATACAGTTAGTGGTAAAAAATTATTTGGAACTTCTGTAACAGGAGGAACTGGTTCACCAAATATTACATTAGGGAGTACAAAAATATAATGGCCTTAAACGTAAATAATGTAAACTACGACCCATTCGACCAACCAATTCCGGGTGAAGGAATGACAGCCGAGCCGGGTTCTAGAGTATGGGAAAAACCTTCGCAATTTTCTAAACCAGAAGAAGCGGCAGGGTATGTAATTGATAAAATTGAAAACAATGAAAAAGCAAAAGATGGTATGTTAAATATTATGGCGGCAGGTAGTCCTATTGAAACAATAGTTAACACAATGTCTTTTGTAGGTTTTACAGAAGGTAAATGGACACCAGATACAGCAGAATTAATTAAAATTCCTTTAGCTGTATATTTAGTAGGATTAGCTGTAGAAAATAATATTGATGCTACAATGTATAATGTTGCAAAAGAAGACCAAGAAACAATGAATGAATCAGACTTATATAAAATGATGGCTTCTAACAAGCCACAAGAATTTAATGACTTAAAGAAAAATCTTGAAGAACAATCTATGATGTCTATGGATGAAGAAGATATAGACGCACCTAGTCCAGAAATTGAAAATGTAATGCAGAATCTACCACAGGATGAAGGTGGGTTTATGCCAAGAAGAGGAGCAATATAATGAAGTGGTATATGGCGGCACTCCAAGGTGGAGCACAAAGATATATGGATGTTAATGCTCAAGAACGTGCTTATGCGGCAGAACAAGCATTAAGAGATTTAGAAATAGCAAAAAATTCAGAAGCCGCAAACAAAAAAAATAGTTTAAAACTTGGTAGTTTAACATTTAATTGGAGAGACCCTAGTGATATTTCTGGTGGTGACTGGCAAGAAAAAAAGGCAAGGCTTGACGATTATAAAGGATTTTTAAAAGAAAATTTTTATACTAACAATAAATTTGATGAAACAAAATGGAATGCATTTAAAGCAGAAGATGGCGGAGTAGGTGCAGATGCTGTAATAGATGAATGGAAAAGTGGTTTAGAAGCATGGCTATATCCAAATCCATCTGTAGTAGAAGGGGTAGGCACACAAACTTTTAATACATATGATTATGAATGGGCAAAAGATTGGTCTGAATTATATGATGCCGCAACTGCTATTGATAAACCAAGAGATACAGGTTCTTATACTGGAGTTACACAGTATGAAAAGAATGGTGAAATAATTAATGTTGAAGAATTATTTGATGTTGTAGATAATTTAGAAAAAACAACAGCACCAGAAGACGCAGTGGTTAGACCAGACCATGCAATTCATTTTAATGTAGAAAATGAAAAAAGTATGTTAAATATAATGAAATCAGTATTTCGTAATCAGCAATACAGTGGTCAAAAATTTACAAATGATGCAGAGTATTATAGATTTATGAAAGAAAATCCTCATCATCTTTTTATTGGTAATGCTTTATGGAATCATCATAACCAAAGAGAAGGATGGGATAAGAATAGAACTTATGAAGAGATTGCACAAATAGCAATATACTATAATAGAACACATGATGAAGTATTAGATTCTATGAATTTAATGACACCTAAATTTAAAGTTGGTGGTCATGGTACATCACAGCGAACTGTAACTGAAAATAGAAAAGTAAGTAATTCTGAAGTAGCAAAAGCAAATGCGGCTGTAGAAGCAAATGATAGAGCTATGTTTCTTGCTAATAAATTACAAGATTATTATCGTAACACAAATTTTAGTGGTGGTGCGGCATTAAGTATATTTAATGCTATGGAAGGAATTTTTGGAGAGACAGGACAGATAAATCAAATAGGAAGTTTACTTAAAACATATGATGAATTAGCAGATGACAAAATTGGCGGTATAGAAAAAGGCGATGGTATTTTTAAAAATAAATTATTAGATTTACAACAAGAATATCAAAATGCTTCTGCTAATGGAACTAGAGTTAGTGATGCGGCCGCAATTCGTTATTTAGAAATAACACTAGCATTTAATTTAGCTTTGGCTGAACAAGGTGGTGGTGGTGGTCGTGCTATATCTGACCAAGACTTTGAATATGCATTACAAAGAGTAGGTAAAGGTAAATGGACAAGTGTTGAACAATCTATAGCTAAACTTGATGTATTAAAACAAATAGCAACAAAAGATTTTATTGCGGCTAAAATAAAATCATCAGAAAAATATTCCCAAACACATAGTGCTTTGGCTGAACATTGGATGAAATACAAAGAATCTTTTGAAACAGTGAAACAATCATACATTACACAATTAAAAGGTAATTATGTTTTTGGTGAAATTAGAGAAACAGATGGAAGTATAAAAGATAGTTATTTTGTAGATACAGAAGATGGAATTAAACAAGTTCCATATATATACAATGGTAGGTTATCGGCTCTAATGGCATATGATTATGGTAAAAGACCAGATGTAGATATTAGAGATTCTATTGCTCAAGGTCTGTGGTCAAATATGACTGATGCAGAAAAAATATTAATTAGACCTAATGAAGCGGCTTTAGAAAATATGGATAATTTAATGCTTGGAAGTGGTTATGATTCTAAACAAGATACATTAAATGAAATAGCTGAAAAAGCTCAAGAAGAAAACAATCAAATAGAATTTGCAAAGGATATATACGCTGACCCTGCATGGTGGGGTAATGCAGATACATGGCCACAAAAAATAGAAAGTATAAAAAATGAAAAAGTTTTAACACAGCGTGACTTTTTACAACAATTTGATAATTTATTACAAGGAGATTTAAATACAGTTATGGGTAATGCACCTGCAATTAAAGAAATAATGTTTAAATGGAAAGAAAGCCAGAAAAAAGAGGATAATAAAAAAGATGTTAATGATGCGTACATGGGAATACTTGGAAACTTAAGAAGTCCTATGTTTTCACAGCAATATAATATGATAAAAGAAAATTATGCACAAATAATTAACTTAATACAGAGCATTGGATATATGGATGATGCACTAATTAGAGAAGGGCCGAGGCAAAATCAATGACAGAATTAAATAATAACAACCAACCTTTTGATGACGAACAAGCAAATCGTATTAGATTATATTATAAAATGTGGGAATCTGACCCAGATGAATTTATAAGTAAACATGGTGCTGATGGTGTAAATCAATTGTCTGAATTAATGAGACGTTTAAATGCACAAAATCAAGATAAAGCTAGTTCTTCAGAAGATATAGCAACACAACATATGGCTAATGCTCTTGAAGAAAGTATGGATAACCCACAAAAAGAAACAGATGAGTTAAAAGAAACAAATCCATTTAAACAAACATACAAAGGAGGAGCACAAGGTTTTGCTTTGTTATGGAATGGTATTGTAGACATGGGGAGAGGTGCAATTGACCCAGAAAATCATGCAAAATATTTAGATTTATTAGTTAACAATAGGCTTGTTACAAGTAATCCACAAAGAAGAAAAGCTATTGAAAAAATGTTTGAAGGGTGGAAAGAGGATGCTGTTGCAGGTAGAAAAGGATTTAAATCTGCGTGGATGCGTTCCGTATTACAAGATGATGAAATAAAAAATTATGGAAGATTTTTAACAGGTGCTGAAAGAGATTTTGCAGAAGGTTTAGAGCCGGGAGGTTCATGGTTAAAGTTTGATGAGATTCCTTATGCAAATGAAGACTTAGGAGTCATAGGTGCGGCCGCATCTATTGCTGTACAAGAAGCAGTTACTATGGGGCCATTGGCTGTATTAAAATTAAGACGAGCAAGTAAAGTAGCAGAATATTTTGCTACAAAAGCTAAAGGCAGTATAAAAAAAGGAACAGTTATAACTGAAGGTAACAAAAGAAAGTATCGTTCTGCTAGAGTAAGAAGTGAATTAGAAGGTGCAGATTACGAAGAGTACTTGCGAATGTTAAAAGAAATGCCAGAACGTGAGGCAAAAAGAAAAAGAAGACTAATGGATATTTACCAAACAGAAGGTAAATTTATAAGAAGAGCACCATACATGGGTGGTGGCGGAGCATATGTAGAAGCAGAAATAGCGGCATCTGCTATGGTTGTCACAGGTGGTGTAATGGTGCAAAATATGTTTGGTAAAGAATACTCTATTATAGGAGAAGTTGGTGGCGGTATTATGGGGCCATCCCTAGTAAGTAAAGCGGCTACACAAGGAGCAGATTGGTTTACTTATTTAATGTATAGATTACCGGGTGACACTAGAGCAAAAGATGAAAAAGTTTTAAGGTCAATGGGATATACATCAAGAGATATTGCAGAAATGCCACCAGAAAGAAAAAGGAAAATAGTTCAACAAGCAACTTCCGCACCAATGTTTAGTGGAATATTAGGTTTTGGTGATTTACGAGGCAGAGATAGAAGACAACTAGATGCTTATCGTACAATGGAAAAAGATTTTAGTTCTATGCCAGATGATATTAAAGATAAAGTATTAGAACGAGCAGATGCAATGAGAAGAGTGCTTTCAAAATTTGATGATGGAACTGGTAGAATATATACAACAATAGATAGAGCTATGGACATGGCATGGTTGGCAAGTATTAGACAAATGGCTCGTGAAAAAATGCGTTTAGGTAATACAGTTACAGCTAAATTTGACGTTACAGATAAATTATTAGCTGAAAAAGAATTAGAAAATGCAAGAGCATTAAATGAATTACTTAAAGGATTAGGCGATAAAAAATTTGGTAAGTCAGCTAACTATGAAGTATTTTTAGATGGTCTAAGACATCAATTAAAAATGCATTTAAATAGATTGTCTAAAGATAGAAGTGAAATTTCTAATCAAGCTAATCTCATAATGAAAGAGATAGCAGAAATGAACAATCCAAAACTAAATCAAATATTTGATTACACTGATGAATCAGGTTATGCATATGATTTTGCTACAGGCACTGTAAATAGAGATTCATTTAGAAGTATTAAAACAACAGTTGATGAACAAGGAAATGTAGTAGAAGAACTAGATGACTTAGGTTTACCTGTACGTAATGAACTTGATGAAGGAAGTCAATTTAATGCGACAACTGCAAAAGACCAAGCGGCTAAATTAGCTGATGAATCAAAAAGAGATGAAATATTAAATCAAGAAGGTGTTGAATTTGTTGATGTAGAATTACCAGATGGTACTATTAAAAAAATACTTAGACCAAAAACAAAGTTAACACAAACTGAAATAAATGAAAATGCAAAACAAGCTAAACAATTTATGGATAACTTAAAGAAAACAGCAGACCAAGAAACTAGAACTGCATATGAAGGTATAAAAGGTTTTGATGTTTCTCCTGCTAGAAGTGATTTTGTAAATCAATCAGCAATATCAAATCAACAAGTCGATGATTTAATTGTTACTATGGGTACAAGAATAGGTAATGCTCTTGATGAAATACCAAAAGATGTACGACCTGTAATTAATATAAGAGGTATGGGTGATGTAACTATTGGTGGATTCTTTGCAAAGAAAAGAATAGATGCATTACAAAAATTACGCAGAGCATTAGGTGACGATAAAGAATTTATTGGTGAAATGGAAAAACTATTAGATGGAACACCTATAAGTATTTCACCAGAAGATTTTAGAAAAGTAGAAGTTGACCCAATTACAGGTAAGCAAACAATGACTGATGAAATAGATAGTGATATTGTAAATCAATTAGTTGAACACGTTGGAAACCAATTGGATGTAAAATTATTAAAAGAAGGAGTATCAGAAATAAAATTAGATATTCCACTATCACAATTAGCAAAAATTAGAACTTCACTATATCAAAATGCTACAAAACAAATAACTACAGATGGTAGTAGAGTTAGTGGATTTTATAACTTTAAATTAGGAAGAATATTATCAGATGCATTTGATGATATTGATTCATTTAAAGGAGCTAACCAAGTTTGGAAAGATAAAGTTGGTAGACCATACAGAGAAGGTATTGGTAGAACTCTTGTAGAAAATCAAAGTATTAGTGGTGATATGCTTTTCCAACAATTTATTAAACCAAGAGGTGGTGCATATACTTCTGCAAAAGAAGACTTTATGTCAATGTTTGGCAATGCTGATGGTACAATCAATCCATTAGCACGAGAATGGTTAACAACTGCTGTAAAACAAATGGCAGATGAGGGTAAATCTATACCAGAGCCATTCTTTAGAGCATTTGGAGATGTATTAGATATACCTTATAAATCAGATGATGTTGTAGCGGCAGGAAAAGAAGCATTTAAAACTACAGCTAGAAGAGAATCAGATGTGACATCTCAATTAGATAGTATAACTAAAAATGCTGAAGTTAAAGTTAGAGAAAATGAAAAAACATTCCAAGAATTTGCAGGACTAAATCCAGAATTTAATCCATTTGGAATACCTACAACTGAACTAGAAAAAATATTTGGTAATGTAGCATTAGAACCATCTTCTCTTAGAAAAGCAATTATTAGAGATACATATGAAGGTGGTGAACCTGCTAGAGTTAGAGCTTTAGCAAAATATATTAATAGTATTCCAGATGCGGCTAAAAGAAAAACAGCACAGGCAACATTACAAAAAACATTATGGGATGGTGCTATTGAAGAAGCATATAGAAGACGAAGCACAAATGGTATAGGTTATCAACAAGAAGCAGTTAAGTTTGCTGATGATGGTACTCCTATAGGTGTAGAAGCAGGAAGATTATATGAAAACTGGGAAGTAGATTCTAGTGCAATGCAAATTTATTTAGAAAGAAATAGTAAAGCATTAACTGAAATAATGTCGCCAGAAGATTATAAAGACTTACAAGATTTAGCAGGTCTAACTACACTTGTTGCAGGTGATATGGGTAAACAAGCTGTAGAAAATTTCCCAACAGGATTAAAATTACCATCTATAATGTCTAGGGTATATGGTGTAGCAAGAAGTGTCATATCTCCAAGATACGTTATAACAGAATTATTAATTCAAGACGCTAGATTTAGAAGAGGTAAGATGATTCAAGATATGGCAACTGACCCAGATTCTTTTGCATTATTAACTGATGTTCTATTAAAAGAAGGGTTTACAAAACCTAGAATAAGACAAGAGTTTGCACAAAAATGGTGGGGAAGTATGGTTCGTTATGCTAGAAGTGCATCCCAAGAAGAAATACGATTAGAAAGTGAAAGAGCTTGGGAAAACGCAGGTAACTAATGGCTGAGTGGGAAAAGGAAATAGCTGAACTTAAAACAGATGTTAGATACATAAGAGAAGATTTAAATATTATGCAAAAACAAATTAGAGACTTAAACAAAACATCCAACATGGGAGTTGGGGGAATAAAAGTATTTTTAGCAATAGGCGGAGTGCTTACTGCTATATGGGCTTTTATGAAAATAACTAACTAGGAGGAAACATGGAAAAACTAAAAACAATGTGGAATGATTTAAGCAAGAAAGGTAAGATTGCCTTAGTTGCTGTTGTAATTATTGCTGTTATAGTTCTGTACAATGCCGTTCTATAAATTTAAAAATAAAAAGACAGGTCGTACTTTTGAAAAACTATTAACGTTTGAAGAACATGACAGGTATCTAGAAAATAAAAATTTAGTACAGATACCTGTTCCTTTTAAAGTAGCTAATTTAATAAGTAACAGCGAAAATAAAATGAGAGAACAAATATGGGATATGGCTCAAGCAGGAAAGAAACAATCAAATTGGAAAGATAACAGAGGATAATATGTTTGGATTACCAGTAGAAATGGTTACAATGTTAGGTTCAAGTTTACTAGGTGGTTTTATGACCATTTGGGGCCAAAGCATAAAAGCAAAACAAGACGAGCAAAAATTATTAATAGCTAGAGCCGATGCTCAAATGGCTCATATTGAAAAAGCTCGTACTTATGAGAACAAAGGTTTTCAATGGACTAGAAGAATAATAGCATTAACTGCTATATTCTTTATTATAGTATGGCCTAAAATTGTACCTGTATTTTTTGATACTAGTGTATTTTTAACATGGACAGAATTTTCAAGAGGTTTCTTATTTTTAATAGAACAAAAAGAATTATTAGTAGATAGAGAATATGCAGGTGTTGTAATTACACCAATGGATACTCACTTAATGTCAGCTATAGTTGGATTGTATTTTGGCGGAAGCCTAGTTAAAAAATAATGAAAGTATCTGATAACACAGCGATTAGTATGCCTATGAGAAATCTTCTCAGCATACTTGCGGCTGTAGGAATTGGTGTGTATAGTTATTTTGGGATTATTGAACGCCTAAATAACATCGAGACAAATGGTAAATTAATGATTGCTGATGTTGATAAAAATACAGAATTTAGAATTAAATGGCCTCGTGGTGAAATGGGTAGTTTACCCGCTGACGCTCAACAAGACATGCTTATAGAATTTATGGCTACACAAATTGAAGCCATGCAAGAAGAAATGGAGGGAATGATGAGTAACACCGTAAATATAAAAAGAGCACAGCAAGATATTGAAAAATTAATTCAAGATACAGAAAAGCTCGAGGACAAAGTGAGGGATAATGGAAGTCATTAGCGTGATACTTATGTTCGTTTTCGGGAACATGAATGACCAAGCAACTCAAATGACACAGTATATTCCTATGAAATCATTATCTTCTTGTATGAAAGAAGTAAGATTACTTAAAAAAAAGAATACTGGATATGATAAGGATGCTTTTTGTGGGCCGGGTATTGTACATATAGAAAATGGTGAAGTAATTGCTTTGTATAATGAAGTACCAGAAGGTGCTACAATGGTTAAAAAAAATATAGATAAAGAAGCATTTGAAAGGTGGGCATTGAGAGCAAAAGAAAAGTGGAATAAAAATTAATGAAAGACACTTTAGTATTAGCATTTGTAATAAGTTTTTTCGTAATAATTAGTTTACCAGTATGGGGAGATTCAACAAATGATACAAATTCTCAAACAAATTCATCGGGTAGTAACACTCAAATCACAGGTGGGTATACATCAACAACAACAAATACATACTCCGGTGGTCAAACAAACACAACAACGAGTACCACTTCATCTACTACAAATGGGGCAGATGTACCCGTCAATTCTGCTAACGCCCCTTCCTATTCAGCAATGTCTCAAGATGTTTGTAGTATGGGTATTAGCGGCTCTGTGTCTACCTTGGGCTTTGGTGCTTCTATGGGTAAACATTACAGGGATTTAAACTGTGAACGTATTAAGCTCAGTAAAGTACTTTTCGACTATGGTATGAAGATTGCGGCTGTTTCTATACTGTGTCAAGACCCTCGTGTTCATGCGGCAATGCAATCTGCAGGAACTCCTTGTCCTTGGAATGGTAAGATAGGCCCAGATGCTCAAGCTATGTGGGATAAGTATCCAGAACTTAGACCAGATTATGAAGATTATTTAATAAAGGCAGAGGCTATAGCTAGAATAGATGAAGAAATTGCGGCTGAAAAAGCTAGATTAGAAGCTATAAGAATAGAAAAAGAAAAGAAAGAACTAGCAAAAAAACTAGAAGAAGAAAAGAAAAAACTAGAGACATTAAAAGCACAAGAAGAATTAAATAATATTGTAGATAGTGTTATTGAAACTGATTTAGAAACAAAAGAACAAAGAATTATTAATGTACACAAATGATAAAGAGTGCGACATTATGGATGGTTAGGATATACATTATATGGTCAGTTTGTTTAGACATAAGTATAATTGGAGGTATTTTTTATTACTTCTTTGTGCGTTAACAATATCTTTTAAATCTTTTGGAGAAACAGTAACTACAGGAAATTTATTACCTAATGCAGGTGATGGTGTAGATTGGAACTCTAATAACACAGACCAAATTAATTCTGCTAATTCTTCTGGTTATGTTACTAATGGTTCTACTGTTAATGGTTTTGATATTACTTGTACTAATCAATCAAATTGTGGATACAAATACAGTGTAGGCGGTGACTTTGAAGTAACAGGAACAGCTAAAGTTAGTGCAGATAATATAAATTTAACTAATAATTCTATCACTCAGCCAATGCTAGACAATGGAGTTACATTAAATAGTTATGTTGATGTAGCAAACTGTGAAAGCACAGAAGGTAACTGTGAATCCAAAGGTGGTAATAATGATTCTCACACTACAACTATTGTATTAAAAGATTCTAGTGGTAATGTTTTATCTACTACCACACAAACTAGAACAGATGTTACAGGGTTTCAAGGTAATTGTAATGGTTATCCCGGCACAACAACTACAGGTGTAACTGCAGGATGTGGTCAATATAATGATAGAATAATATATTTAGGTCTTGGTGCTAATAAAATAGATTGGTCATGGGAAGGTACAGATAGTAACTACACTAATCAATCTAGACAAGGGCCAAATTTATTAGGTGCATCGTTAAACATGACCTATAATAATACTGAATATAATCCTATTGATGAAGATACACAAGAAGCTATAGATGATATTGACGAAGACATTGTAGATATAATAGATGATATACCCGAAGATTTTGATTGGTATGAAGATGATTTACCTATCTTTATAGACGAAGAGATAGTATTTGATGACGAGTTTACTTTTGATGACTCATTCTATTTTGAAAACATAGACATAATAGATGTAGAAGAATTACCTTCTATAATAGAAGAGTTTGACATGGAAAGTTTTGAAGAAATGCCTGTAATAGAAGAGGTATTTTTTGAAAATGATTTTACAATGGAACCGCCCCCTGCAATGATGGAGGAGGTGTTTACAGAAGAATTTGAGGAGGATTTTACTGATTTTTTAGAAGAGACTGGCATGGAAGAAGAGTTCATGGAGTTTCTTGAGGAAGAAGGCATAACAGCCGAAGAGTTTTTTGAAGAGATAACCGAGGAGGAGTTTAATGATGAACCTACTGCGGAATCTTTTGAAGAGTTTGAAGAAGAGTTTGAAGAAGTCGAGACAGTTAAAGAAAGCACACCAGAGATTACTGAAGATGAGAAAGAAACAGTGGAGCTTGAGTCAGAGGCTGAAACAATAGAAGAAGAAAAAGAAGTAGCAAGTAATGAACCAGACGACAAACCAGAGCCACAAGAGGATACAAAGGAGGAGGAATCCGATAGCGAAACAACTGAAGAATCCGATGTACCAACAGAAGAAAGTGGAGAGCAAGAAACTGTACAATCGGAAGAAGGAACAGAAGTGGACACCGATGACGGGGTTATTACAGATGTTGCAAAGGTAGAAACTAAACTAAATAAAAATTTAAAAGTAATAGCTAAACAAATAGCAAAAATTACAAAAGAAACAACACAAAACTTATCAAAAGAGGACTTATTTTTTAAAAGTAATAGCCTCGATTCGTATAGAGATATAGTATTTTATTCTGTAAGAGATATATATGATAATACGAGTATGGGGCTATACTTAGAAGTAGATTTATCTTCCTATTCGGGAGAAATATATGTAGGAACTAATCTAAGTTCGTACAGCGACAATGACCCTGTGGAAGTACACAGAGTTAAATTATTAGAAATAAATAAAACTAAAAACAAACTAAAAGCTGAATTGGAGGCACTTAAACAATGAAAATAATGGATAAACTTAGCACATATGCGGCACTAATTGGAACTGTAACAGCTATTGGTGGAGGTTTCTATGCGTGGGGTGAGTTTAATACTAGACTTTCTGCATTAGAAAGTGAGCCTCCTGTAAATTTACAGCCATTACATAGTAAAGATAAAGAATTAAATACAAAAATTGATGAGGCTTTATTATATGCAAATGAATATAAAGTAGATTTAATTGATAGGATTAAAAAGGTAGATGACAAAATTGTACCAGTAAATCTTACAAAAGTATTTGCAGAGATAGGTAAAGTTAGAGAGCAGATTGCTATGTTACCAGAACCTGCTAATCTACAGCCTCTCCTAGATTCTCTACAAGCATTAGAAGAATATGGTTGGGAATTAGAAGAAGATATTGAAGAACTTTCTAAACAAGTTGCAATTGTATCTAAAGAAAATGAATTACAGGATATACAATTAGAAGAAATTAAACTACAAGGTAAAAATCCTTTAGGAGGTTAAGTAATTTCTTCCTCTAAAATTGTATCTTCCTTTTTACCAAAAACAGGTACATAATTTTCCCTTAATCCTGTTCTTAGTTCCCTCAATTGTTCCTTTTCTTCCTGTGTAGTTGTTGATTTTCTGTCACCAAACAGCACAGGATTTATAGGTGCTTCATGTTTTGGTTCCTCAACTTTAGTTTCCTTTTCCTCTTTTTCTTCATCCCTATTTCTATGACCATTAGTTAACAGCGAATAAAAATCGGTGTTAGTTAATTGTACATGAGATTTATCATCATATACAACAACCCAAGTTCTAATATTATTTCCCTGCGTAGTTTTTAAATCCCACTTCTTAAATGTATGTACTGTTTTTGTAGGTACAGTTCCTGTAGTTAATAACTCCATCATTTTCATTCTTGTTAATGATGTGGTATCTCCATCGTCAAAAATTAAATCCCAAATTTTATCTTCATGTGCATGGGTGTCTGGATTTGTACCTCCAGAATCATTTTGCACAATATCTATAATAGTTTTTGTCATCCTAAATATCCTTGAACATCTTTTATGTCCTGTTTAAATAATCTATCTATATATTTTATCACGCCCTCATACCTTATTGTATCTACGTAATTATCGTTCCACCTATCCATGTGTTTACGAAACTCTTCAGGTGGGCAAGTCCATTTCTCAGAAAAAAAGTTACCCCTAGAATCAATGCCAAAATATAATAATTGTAGTACTGCCTCATTATTGTTTGGTATTTTTTTGTCCACCATTTTTACTCTCTACATCTGGCAGTTTACTTAGCATCGCTATTATGTGAAACACCTCAGAATAAGGTCTAGTCCCTAGATATTTCACTATTTTATTTAATTCTTCAACAGATATTTGTTTCATTTTTCCTCCTTAAATTTTATTTCACCTGCTATTGCCCCATATGCGGCCATATCTATGTAAGTATCTTTACTTACAGCACCTAACTTTGTCCTAGCCATTTTTAATAAAGCCATCATAATAGCCACATCATGTGCTTTTATTTTTGTATCTAAATAAGCTGACCAAAGTTTTGCTATATTTTTATGGTTTTCTGTTTTGTCACCATAATCTGTATGCCTATCCCCATCCACAAGGTTTTGTGATTTTTTGAGAATTTCAGACGTTTTCATTTTTCCTCCAATTTTTTTTTATTTTTAACCTTATATAGACTAGTAGGTTTAAACTTACGACCTATTACAAAAACAATACTATTGATAACAGTATTAATAGTAACCATGCTCAAAATCCACCATCGCCAAAATTCTTCCACTATACAGCAACATTTTCTTTTTCAAACAATTCATTTAAAGGTATAAGAACACATCTAGATGCATTTCTATCCCCTATCATTTTGCTGTGTGTTGGTTTATATTTTTCAACTAATCTTTTTAATCTAGGCACATCAAATATTAATTTACAATAATTATCTGTACCATTTGCTAATATTTGTATCCAAAAATCAGATTCTGTTTTATCTATACCGCTAGGTTTCCCATTACATTCATATTCTATTGCAATATTACCTGTCTTTTTCCACCAATTCCTCTCTGTTTTAATTTCAATTTTTTTATTATGAAACATATCGTGAACCTGCTGTTCTCGTAATTGTCCATATTGTAAGTCTAAGTCAAATTTACTATTTTTTACCATTCTTCTTCCTCGGGTTAAATGGGATTACATTACTCTTTAATGAATCTTTTAGTTTACCAAAACTTTCTTGTAACACAACATCTTTTCCTATTTCTATTAAATCTTCTTGATGTTTTAAAGACATTTCACATAATCCTCTTAACATATAGTATAATTCATTGATAGGTTCTTGTAATTTATCTACACAAACTATATTAAAATTATACTCCCCTGTAGGTTCCATAATAATATACATTCTGTTATCTGATAATTTTAATTCGTCATCCATTCCATGGGTATCCTGTTATCTGCATATAAAAAATCATGCCTGTTACACCAATCAGCATATGAAGTTTTGCTACCTTTGTATATTTTCTTTTTCGAGTTAGGAAATATAAAACGTACATCCAAGTGCGGATTTTGTTCTTTAATAAGTAAATC